CCTGAAACTGTGCGAAGAACTGAAAATGATTTCTTATACTTAAAACTGGATGACCTAGCAGTGAAAGGCAAAACTGTGGGATTGGAAATATACACAGTGTTGGATCTCAACAAAGATCGTTATCAAGCAGAAATCAAAAAGCACAATCAGATGCATGAGTTGTACAGAAAACAAGAATTCAAAAAAGCCAGTGCCAAGTGTAAACTGTTGATGGCTGACTTTAAAGGTCAGATGAAAGACTACTACGAAATGTGGATTGAAAGATGTGCGTTCATGCAGACTCAATCACTGCCCAAAGATTGGGATGGCATATTTAGAGCCACAACAAAATAATTATTTTTTCTTCTTGTTTGATTTTTCTTGCTGTTCGAGAATCATGTTTAACTTCTGCGTTAAACGTATCATGTCATTGTCCAACATTCTTATACGATCAATTAAACCGATCAATGTTTTGTTGGCTTCACCCAGCACAGGTTTGATCTCTGTGGTTACCCAAGTCCACACATAGTACACAAAGTAACCCAATCCAAATGCGGCTATGATTGGAAATCCAAACTGTTTGATTGCTTCTGCTAGTTCTACTGTCATTAGTCTTTCCTTGCGTCTTCTTTGCCTTCGTTGGCGGCAAGTCTATCCACATTGGGTTTAACTCCTGCCACGTGTGATAGTAATGCATCTATCTTGACCAAGTCATTGTTCATGGTTTGCACTCTGTTGTCCAATCCTTGAATGATGTTTTTAAGACCATTCACAGAACCAGTCACAGTTGCCAATATGAATTTTAAGATGATGAATATGAATACACCAGATGCCACTGCACCTGCTATGGGAAAACCTACATCTGCTACAAATTGTAAAAAGTTCATTATGTAGATATTTATCTACTATTAGAATAGGAACGACATCATCCAAAATAATGTGATTGTGGGTACTGTACACATCAGTATTAGAGTTTTATTCTTCTTCCATTTTGATTTAATGGTAGATTTAGGCTTTTTCTTTTTGTTAATGCCGTATGTGATGGCTTTCCATTCACAGTAATTATAAGGCCACATATTTTTTTCTTTCTTAAATTATGTACCTAGGGCCTATAGTCGAAACTATTAGGCCCAAAGGTCGTGTGTTTATTGATTACTTCTTGCTTACGCCGTTGAAGAATGCTTCAGTAAACTTCTGTACGTTTTGTTGGTACTGTTTGAAGTTTTCTTGAATTGCATCAGGTTTCATAGATTCCTGTACTTTTTCATTGAACTTCTTCACGTTTTCCATTAAGGTTTGTGTACCTTCTTGGATTGAAGCACCGTTCGTTACGAACTCATTGAACTTTGTTGCAGTTGCAATGATGTCTTCTGCTTGGATCGATGGGTATTTGAATTCAGATACCACTTGATCACCGTCTTTTCTGACAGAAGTTTCGTACTCGTTGTACTTGATTGAGTAATTGAACTCAGCGATTTGTTTCGCAAGTCCTAATAGATCGGCTCTGATTTCATAGCCGTTTCTTGATGTGTTTGCCATTGTTTTTCTCCTTTGTTTGTGTTTGTGTGTATGTTATATTAACAATGTACCAATAATATAACACTCTTATTTATGTTTGTCAAGTGCTTAAATTTAAAGATTGACAACCAAAATAATGCCTGTTATACTATGAACACCTACTTTATTATTGCACACTATTCGGTAAATAGTTAAAAGTAGGGTAAAAATATGAAAAAACGTACCAGAAGTATTCTAGACGAGTTGAGAAACATAGGTAGAATAGACAACACAGAAGCCTTCATTGAAACCACAGGTTCCAACATTATAGAAAGTGCTGTAAACCTACTGAACACCATCAAAGAAAACTATCCACCCGACACAGCAGAAGAACTGGAAAGGCGTTTTATCAACAGCATTCGTAACAAAGAAGCCAAGAAGTTTCAAGTGGGTGTGAAGAAAATTATTGAAAGTAAAAAATCCAATGATGCTTAAAGAAGGCGGCAACGTATTCAAAGATCCCAACGGACAACTCGCCACAACTAGAATCAATCAATCAGATGTGGCTCCCACTCTGGCTTGGTTGGAAAAGATCACAGGACTGGATCTACAAGGCAATATGTTGGGTACCACAGGCAAAGCACCCACATCAGGTGACTTGGATGTGGCAGTGGATCAATCAAAAATTTCCAAAGATCAACTGGCAGACAAATTGAGTCAGTGGGCAATACAGAACAAACAAGATCCCAAGCAGTGGGTGAGAAAGAGTGGAGTATCTGTGCATTTTAAAACACCCATCAAAGGCAGTGCCAAGAATGGTTTTGTGCAGACTGATTTGATGTTTGGTGAACCGGAATGGATGCGTTGGAGTATGCAAGGTGGTACACCAGGTTCAGAATACAAAGGTGTAGACAGACACATATTGATGGCTTCAATTGCCAAAGCACTGGGTTACAAATGGAGTTTCAAAGCAGGATTATTAAACAGAGAAACCAACGAACTGATCACCAAAGATCCTACCAAGATTGCACAACTGTTGTTGGGACAGCAAGGAGTGACAGCAAAAGATTTAGACAGTGTGGAAACAATTCACGCAAAAATTAAAAGCAGATCAGATTATGATCAACTGGTGGCAGATGCCAAAGACTCTTTTGCCAAAGTGGGTAAAACATTACCAGAAGGTGTGAAGGACCCTGTGGGCTGGTTCAGATCGATGGTGAACAAAATAAGAATATGAGACTGGTAGAATTCAAAGAAACAGATAGAAAAAATCTAGCATTGAAAGAATCTAGAATTCAACACGCAGAAGATTTAATCTTCTGGGAAGGATCTAAAGGTGCTGTCAGAGCCATTCAACAGTTGGAACAACTTTCTAAAAGCACACAATCACTCACAATTAAATGGGATGGTTCACCTGCTGTGGTGTTTGGAAGAAATCCCAACGGAGAATTCATATTCACCGACAAAGCAGGCTTTGTGGCAAAAAGTTATGATGGCAGAGCAACCAATCCAGACGATCTGAAAGGTGCTATCATGGCACGTGGAAAAGATCCTGCCAAGAAAAAAGCACAGGCACAGTATGCCAGCAAGATGGCTTCTGTGTTCAACACTGTGTCAGAAGCAGTGCCAGAAAACTTTCAAGGATATTTTGTGGGAGATATGTTGTACTTTGACACTCCTAAAAAAGCAGGCAAACAATTTGTGTTCAAACCCAATGTGGTAGAATACAGAGTGGATGCTGGCAGTGAACTGGGCCAAAAAATTGGACAGAGCAAAGTGGGAGTGGTAATACATCACACCATGACTGAAGACGGAAAAATATTACCCATCAAAGATTTAGGCATGATTCAAGGTTCAGTGTTGGCAATACCGCCAACCACAGTGAACAAGAAAGAATCCATTCAAGTGAAAGGATTAGATCAATTGAAATCATTGTTAAGCAACAGTGGAGCAGAAATAGACAAACTGTTGGATAAAAATAAACTGGCGCAGATGAAATTGACAGACTTGAGCAACATTTTGTACACCTATACCAACAGCAAAGTGGACACAGGATTAAACAGACTGGGAGAAGACTTTGTGACTTGGTTGCAGAACAGTGCTGTGAGCAATCCAAAAAAAGTCAAAATTACAGAATATGTGAAGAACAACATGAAAGCATTCAGCAAACTGTGGATTATGGTTGGCGGAATAATGAAGGTCAAGGACAGCATAATCAAACAGTTGGACACTGCTCAAGGAGATGTGATTGCTACCATAAACGGTAAACCAGGTGGAGAAGGTTATGTGCTGGGCTCACCGGAAGGCAACATCAAATTGGTCAACAGATCCGGCTTCACCAAAGCCAACAGAGCGATAAATAGATAAGGAGAACACAATGAAAGCAAAAGAGTTTATTAAAGAGTTTAGAGATATTGACCCAGCAGATGATCCAAATGCGGGTATGGATAAAGAATTCAAGCAGGATTCCATATTCAATCAATTGGGTAAGATATTGGACAGTAGAGGCAATCCAAATCCATTAGACACTGTGACAACAGATGATGGCAAAAAGTTCAAAGTTTCTATGAATCAAGCCACTGTGTTGAGAAGACTGCTGACTGCTCCAAGTGTAAAACCTCAAGTTAAATTACAGTTCACAAAAGACCTACAACAAAGTGAAAAACTTGAGAAGTTCTTACAAGCAAAAGACATGGTAGAATTGTTTATTTCTATGTACGACGTAGAACAATCTGAGCCAAGTCATTACGACAAGTTCGACGATTAACACAGGATTTGTCTGTTCAAATTATGACGACAAAACTTACAGAACAAACTGAAAATTCATTGGACTTTTTAAGTTCATTGTTTGAAGCCAGAATGACTCGTGATTCTGATGACCACAAAATTTTAACCTACACAGACTGTGCAGAGAGATTGTACCTCACACTGTTGATACTGCAACTGTTGAATCAGTATCCTACCTACAGACAGTATGCCTCCAAGTATGCTAGAGACACAAAACATTCCAATTACGATCATTTCAGAATGTATTCCAGTGATCTCTACAACTTTGTTTATTTTGTGACCGGAGACGATGATGCATTGAACAAATTGAAAGATCCGGATGGTGCTAAAAAACTCAAACAACGAAGCAGTTTTCCTGTGATGGGATTTAATAGATATCTTTCTCAATTACAATCGGGATTGGCTCCTACATCTGCCATGCAAACGTTTCTTTCAATAGAAAATGGTTTGAACATAAGAAATACAGATTACAAAAACATCAGACGAAATCTATTTGATTTTGGCAATTTAAATGATAGAGAAAAATCTAAAACTGTCACAAGATTGATTCATGCGGCAAGAGCCAAATTGAGAAGTTCAGACATCATAGAGTTTCTAGAAAAACTGTCATCTGACCAAAATTTAGAAACAGGTGCAGTACAAGACAATGAACCCAAAATCAGTGTGCCAGACATCAGTACCCAAGGTAGAGATCTAGCACTGTACAGATATCTATTGGGTGGTACCAATTTGGTGGGCGTGAAAAGATTCATAGACTTGGCATTGGTTGGAAAGAGTATTCCAGGCACCATGGTGCAAGCCTATCTGCCTGCCATTAAGTTGATAGATGATATTGTGAAAGCAGGGCCGTCTTTTGTGAGTGTGCTCAAAGCACTGCAATCTAGGGCTCAAAAGAACCGAAAATAATATAGTACCACACATTTCCTACCAAAAATCGCTAAATAGTTTTAACCAATCCACTGAGCGTGGATGGCCATTAAAAGAGAAAAAAGGAGAAAAACAATGGCAACAAGAACAAACCCAGCAGTAACAAAAGCAGGTAATGGTCTAGGACCAATCACTCGTATTGTTACAGTAGTAAACTCTAGTCAAACTCAAGACGAGTT